ATCTCTAGGGCAATGAAGCGGAGAGGATGGGAGATCCGTGGCGACTCAATCCGAAAACACCGACGAAACTGCCTCGTTCGCTGACGAAGTAGCAGCAGGATCACGGCCCCGACGAAACCATCCACAAGGATGGGAACCAGGCGTCGCATGGAACGGCCGAGAAGGAACCCTCACCACCCCACCCCTCGAGGCCGACCCGACCACAGGCGTGTGGTCTGAACTCGTCGCCGACTGGGGCTTGGATCCGCTCACCACTGAAGTGGTCGAAGGGTCTGTCCAAGTCCGAGCGTGGGACACTCATGACGGCCGGCGGCTTCGCTATTACCGGGCGACATTGCGCGCGCGTGAACTGGACTATGACCGACCTGATGTGGACGCTCTCTGCCGCCTAGTGGAGAAGAGGCGCCCTGTGAAGCCCCTGAAAGGCCCTGAGAGGCCCGACCGAGCGTTGGTCGTCCTCATAGCCGACTGGCAGCTCGGAAAGGCTGGGGAGCCAAATGGAGGCACCCCTGAAACCGTGGAAAGAATCTGCCGCACCCTCGACTATCTGCCAGCCCGAATCAAAGAACTCAAAAAAGCAGGCCGCCCCGTCGACACTGTCTACCTCGTCGGACTCGGCGATCTTGTAGAGCAATGCACCGGCCACTATCCCGGCCAAACCTTCAACGTCGACCTCGACAGGCGTGAACAAATGCGCCTCGCCCGCCGACTCATCCTCCGAGCCGTCGACAACGTCCTCGGCCTCGCCCCACGGATCGTCCTGGCGGCTGTTCCTGGCAACCATGGCGAAAACCGGCTGAACGGAAAATCCTTCACGCGCACCACCGACAACGACGATTTGGCTGTCGTGGAACAAGTCGCCGAAATCCTCCAAGCGAACGAGGAACGCTACGGCAGCTGCACCACCGTCCTCGCCTCAGGAAACAACCTGGTCCTCAACATCGCTGGAATCCCAGTCGCCTTCGCCCACGGCCACAAAGCCGGCGCCTCCGGCCATCCAGCCGCCAAACTTGAAAACTGGTGGAAAGGACAGGTAATGGGGCGCCAACCAATCGCCGACGCCGACATCCTCATCACCGGCCACTATCACCACTTCATCTGCTCGGAAACTTCTGGCCGAACTTTCATGCAGGCACCAGCGATGGATGGTGGCTCTTCATGGTGGACTGACATGAGCGGCCAAAACTCACCCGCTGGACTTCTCACCCTCGGCATCGGGACCGGCTACGGACCTCGAGGCTGGGGCGACCTACACATCCACTCCGCATAAGGACCCGACATGGAAGAACCCGAAGTCGACGAATACTTCGACGCCGCCTGGCCGTCAATCCTCCTCGACGGATTCGCCCTCGTACATGGCGACCGTGGCCGAGCCTACGGGCCGCCCTGGGAGGATTACCAACGCGTAACGAACCTCTTTAACTCGCTTTGGGGTGACGATGTCATCGACGTCAACGCCGGCATTCTCTTCATGATCTGCATGAAGCTCGGAAGGATTGCGCGTGGACTCGAAGAAGGCTTCAACGCCGAACAACTCAAAGACTCCATCACCGACGCCGCCGGCTATCTGGACTGCCTCTACGGATCACTCCTGAACCCTGCCACCATCGCTGTCTCTTTCGACGTCGACGACGATGAGGAAGAATGGATAGACGAGGAGGAAGAATGACCATCACCATCGAACCCGACGTCATCCCCCTCACCCGCCCTCAAGAGGAACCGGACGAATACGATCCGGAAGAACACGAATACCCAGACGAGCAGGACTACCCAAGCCCAGATTGGAAACCGTAATGTTCACCAAATCCTTCGTTTTGCAACTGCTAGAACGTGCCATCAAAACCTTCGCCCAAACCCTTGTGGCGCTGGCAGGCGCCTCTCAGATGGATTGGCTGAGCCTCGACTGGCTGCAACTTGCCGCCACTGCCGGCATCGCCGCTGGACTTTCTGTCCTCACGTCTATCGCGTCGGACAAGATCGGCCCGGCCGACTCCCCATCTGTCGTTTCGACGTATCAAGGCCCCTAGATCCCCGATTCGACGACGACACCTCCCTCCCCTGGGTGTCGAATGGACCCTCGAGGCGAACCGCCACGCACTCTGAGAACCACAACCGAATCGGATGCCGGAAACCCCAGCCACCAGCCTTCCCCCAGGCCCCGTGGCTGGGGTTTCTGCATTCTCAAAAAGATCCTTGACATTCCTTTAAACGTCCTTTAAAACTTCTCATGTGGAGCAGTCGCCCCACACACAAGAAAAGCCAACAGACAAGGAACCCCGACATGGCCGCAATCAAAGAACTCGACACCCTCCTCCACCAACTCATCCAAGCCGAGGAAAAGACAGACGAATACGCCACCATCATCGGCAACGTCGAACACATCCACGACGAATACGAACCCTCCGACCACATCGAAGACCTCTACATCACAGCCCTCGTCCAAGCCGAAATCCTCGCCGAAACAGTCGTCAACCTGCTCCACCCCCAAGACTTCGCCAACGACGACAACTTCTGGCACGCCATCGTCAACGTCCGCCTCTACATCCAAAACACCGACGTCAACGAACTCTCCATCGAAGGACTCGAAGCCGAAATCGCGAAGGTGAACTGATGTGGACTGCCATTTGCCTAATCCCAGCAGCTCTCCTCTTCGCCCATCAGATCCGCAAAGCCAACACCCTCAGAGCAGAGACACCGGCCGGCACGCCTGTCATCGTCCTTATCGGAGAAGACTTGGAGATACCGCAATGACCGAACCAAACGTCATACGCTGCCTCCTATGCAAACAATCCTTCAACCGGGACAGCCAAGGCACCGACTCCTATCTGGAACATCGGAAAACCTGTCATCGCATCACCAACCACCCGACAACCCACACCCCGAAAAGGTCAGCATGAAACAAACAGCGCAATTCCTCACCGGCCTCACCGCCTTCGCCTTGCTGCCAGCCTTAGTCGAGAACACAGCACAACACGACGCCCTCGGCCCTGTCCTCGGACTCACAGTCCTGTTCGCTGTCGTCGCAGCTGCGATCTTCGCCTGGCCGGTCAAAACGTCTCGATGATTACTCCAATGATGAATGCTCGAGTGGACGCCGTAACCGTTGCCGAACTTGACACCATCGCCGCCGAGCGTGGTGTCACTCGTTCTGATCTCATCCGACAGGCCATTGCCCAACTCATCGAGGACAATGCCACAGGAAAATGGAAAGAACGATGAAATCCGATTGGCTTGCAATGGCAGCAATCTTCACCCTCGTCGCCGTGACCATGCTTTGGGTTTGGCTTATTAGCGGAGGATACTTGTGAGCAACCCAAACAAGGCCAAAGGGTCAGCCGCCGAACGAGCAGTGACCGACTATCTGAACGTCCGAGGTATCGAAGCCGAACGAGTCCCAGCCGGCGCAACCTTGGACCGTGGCGACATTTGGGTCCCCGACAAAAACTGGCCTGCCATCCAAGTCAAAAACCATGCCCGCCTCGACCTCTCCGGCTGGGTCGACGACGTCGCCATCCAAGCCCGAAACGCTGGCCGAGAAACCGGAATCGTCATTCACAAACGACGAGGCAAAGGCAACCCCGCCTCCTGGTATGTCACCTGCACCCTCGACACTCTCATCACACTCATCGAAGGGAACAAACGATGACCGAAACGAACGTCACCATTTTCTGTCAGCAACTCACAGCACTCGTCGAAACCGACGACGTCGACCTTGAACTCGTCCTCGACGCCGCCGACATCATCGCCGCACAGCTCGAAGAGATCCGACGCCTCGAAGCAGTCATGGCTAACCTTAAAGCCGAAAACGCCACCTTGAAACAGTACGGCTTCTACGAGTGAACCAACCCGAGCAACACCCCGACCTCCAAGACATTTGGACCGACCGGGCAGCGTGCAAAGGCCGAACCGACCTGTTCTTCGTGAACCGTGGAGACACCACCCAAATGAACAGGGCAAAAGCCATCTGCAAAACCTGCCCAGTCATCGACCAGTGTCGCGAATACGTCATCTACAACCCGGAACGGTACGGAATCTGGGCTGGCATGACCGAAAAAGACAGACGCGCCTACCGGCTCGAACAAGGAATCAAACTCCCCAACGCTCCACACGGAACCCGGCGCCGCTATGCGGTCGGCTGCCGCTGCCCAGAATGCCGCCTCTCCAACGCCCGATTCCGAGCCGAATGGAACAAACGATGACCAGGGAACACGGCACCCGAGCCAAATATGTTGTCGAAAAATGCCGCTGCCAACCCTGCACCATCGCAAATCGGCTCTACGCCAGAGAAAGAGACAGAACAGAACGTCGAGTCGCCTACGGCATCGAAAGCCCCCCAGTGATCTTCATTGACGCCACCGAAACTCGAGAACACATCCAATGGCTCCGCAAAGTCGGAATCGGCAGACGACAAATCCACGCCACCTCCGGAGTCGCCCTGTCCACGATTCAAAAGATCGGATCCGGGCAGCTTCTCAAAATCCGACCCAAAACAGCCGACCGAATCTTGGCTGTCGGCCGACACAGGGCAGCTGGCGGAACTCTCATCGACGCCAAACCAACCTGGCGCCTTATAAACGACCTACTCAAACACGGCTGCACTCGCGCACAAATCGCCCGCCACATCAACCACAACGCGCGCGCTTTACAAATCTCCAAAACCAAGATCCGGAGGTCAACAGCCGAGGCAGTCCAGCAGCTCCACGATCAAATCATGTTCCGCATCGTCGAGGAACGCCGGCTCAGCAACGAACGCACGATCAAATCTCGGGCAATGCGCGCGACTGTCACAGGCTCCGGCGAGTCTGAAACCACTTCCAACTGTTCCAACCATTCACAACCTGCCACATCGCAAACATGAACAGGAACCCCGGCTGATTGGACTGGATTGCATACAAAGCCCAAGGCCACGAATGCAACATCACCACCAACCAACCCCACCACCGGCCCCGGCCGGCCTGCCACATACCAAACACACCCAGCAGCTCAAACAGCGACAACACCAACGGCCACATCACAACCTCCAACCCGACCAGGAGAAACTCAAATGACAACGCTAGACCCTGAAGCAATCAACAGCCTCAACCAGCCCACCCAAGAAACCCGACGAGACCGCTGGGGCCGCTACCAAGTCCTCCCACCTCGAGGAGAGAAACTGGTCGGCTACACCAGGGCGACGACGATTTCCAAGATTCTGGACGACTCCTCGAGTCTCATGGCCTGGAACTCACGAATGACCGCCATCGGACTCGGCCTCCGACCAGACCTCGTCGCCCTCGTCGCCACCACCCCACAAGACGACAAAAAAACGCTGGACAGTTTGGTGAAGCGCGCGTCCGAAGCAGGCGGAGCCACAGTCCGACGCGACCTCGGAACCGCTGTCCACGGCCTACTCGAACGTCGCCTCAAAGACCCCACGTTCATCGCCCCCGACCCATACCAAGCCGACATCGAAGCCATCCTCTCCGCCCTTTCCGATGCAGGCTTGTCCTTCGTCGACGGCATGACCGAACGAATTGTGGTCAACGATGAAATCGAAGTGGCTGGAACCTTCGACCTTGCCCTCACCGATGGCGAAGAAACCTTCATCGCCGACCTCAAAACCGGCTCCTCCGTCAAATATGGCGGACTCGGTTTCGCCATCCAGCTCTCGATCTACGCCAACGCCTCCAACCTTTACACCCAAGGCCCAGCCAAAGACGGCTCCGAAGACATCCGTGAACCCATGCCGAACGTCTCCAAATCGGCTGGAATCATCATCCACTGTCAACCAGGCTCCGGCCTCGCCGAACTCCACTGGCTGGATCTCGAAGCCGGCACAGAGGCACTCCACACAGCCCTCGAGGTACGTCGGCTTCGCAAATACACACCCATCCACCCATTCACCCCACAGCAAGCCACAGCAGCTCTCTACGGACGCCAGCGGCCGGGACAAGTGCAACATGTGGACGATCCATGGCGAATCGCCACACTTGACCGGATCTCCCGAATCGTTGTTGACGGCCACGCCCAAGCACTCGCCGACGCCTGGCCCGACGGACATCCAACCCTCAAATCTGGCGACCCAATCACCTTGGATCAAGGAGACGGAATCTCACGCGTACTCGACGTACTCGAAAAAGAACTCGGCCTCCCCTTCGCTTCACTCCCCGACCTCAACCCGCCACCCGTACCACCCAAAAAGTCGACGAGGCGTCGGGCAGTGAATGACGGCACCGACACCCTCATTCACACCGACATCATCAACCGGCTCAACGACCGGGCAATGGAACTCCCAGAAGCGTCGCTGCTTTGGGTGAAAAACATTCTTGAAGACGCCAAAACCTGTGGCCGGTCCCTTGCACTCTCACCGCCACAAGGGATCCCAGCGGAACGCCGCTACCTCATCTGCCAAGCCATCATCGACCTCGCTGTCCATCGCGATGACGAGCTGACTTGGACGGTGCTAGACAATGCGACCGACCAAAAGATCCCCCACCATTCTCTCGGAGACGCCTTTGGCACTCTCCGAAAGGCCGAGGCCAAAGCGGCTCTCGGAATCGTCACCGCCATCAACAACCTCGAACTCGTCCCAATGTGGGATGAGAACGGATGCAGGTTGGAAGGTGACATCGTCACAGCCATCAAAGGTGGCTCCCCGACAGACAAGGAAACCCAACAGTGACATTTGACAGCACAGCAGCAGAGGCCCTCACCCGCAAAGGTGGCGGCAACATTGCCAAGTTCCCGAACATCGGCGACATGGTCAAAATCAAAATCACCGGACTCGAAGAACGGCAACAAACAGACTTCATCACCGGAGAACCCATCACCTGGGCAGACGGCAAACCCAAAATGCAGTTCGTCTTCACCGGCATCGACCAGGACACCCAAGAGGAAACCCGAATCTTCGCCAAAGGATTCATGTTGGGTGCAATCAAAGACGCCCTCACCAAAGCCGACTGCAACCTCGAGGCCGGTGGGATCTTGGCCGTCAAGTATCAGGAAGACGAGCCACCGACCAAAGCCGGACTCAACCCAGCGAAAAAGTATGTTGCCCAATACCAGCCACCCAAGCCGGCCTCAATCAGCGCCGACGACCTGATGTGATGGCAAAGCGACTGATTGGCGCACAACTCGACCAGGACCTCATCGACCAAATCGACGAGACAGCCAAACGTCTTGGAGTGAACCGATCCACCTTCATCCGTAGGGCACTCGACGCCTATCTGGCAGACACCAAACCGAGCGCCTGACCAGTAGCAGCCCCACCACAACCCGAACTGTGGTGGGGCTGCTTCACCAACCCGAAAGACCAGACATGGACAAAGCACACATCCTCATCCGCACCGACCACCACCGAAACCTGTTCCTCGTGGAAGCGTCACAAGGAGCGGAACGAATCACCCTGGCGACATCCAACAATCACGCCGACGCCTTCCAGATCGCCCAGAAACTCGCCTCCTGGACCCGACGAGACCCAGACAACGTCCCCTTCCCAATCTACGACCGCTCCCGAACCCTGACGTGACCTCGGCAAACAAACATCGGGACTGGCGCTGCCCAAAATGCGCCAACGAATACTCGACCCCACAACCCGTACTCGCTGTGCTTTGTCGCAGCTGTACACGAAAGACTCGAGGAAACCCGCAATGGATGAAACCGAAAGCCACTGGAAAGAAACCGGAGCCGGCTGCCTAGCAATAGCACTCCTCCTAGCAGCAGCTGTCATCTTCGCCCGCTGCTCCACCCCAGCAGTCGCCGAAATCGAACAGACACCACCACAGTCGCAACCCGTCGAAGCCATCGGCTACGACTTCACCGACAACGCAGCGCGCGCGCTCGCCGACCTCGACGTGTACCTACATTCCGTAACAACCACCACTCCTCCCAGATCGGCGGCGGCCCCACAGGCTGACCCAGCGGCACCATCCCCCACAGGTGACCGCTGGGATCAGCTTGCCAACTGTGAAACCGGAGGGAATTGGGCAGCGAACACCGGAAATGGTTTCGGAGGCGGCCTCCAGTTCATGCACCAACGCTCATATTCCACTTGGCGTTCCTTTGGTGGCAGCGAATACGCCGCCCATCCATGGGAAGCCTCGAGGGAAGAACAGATCGCAGTGGCTGAGAAAGTCTTGGCCTCCTCCGGCTGGAACGCCTGGCCGGGCTGCTCCCGAAAGTTTGGATGGATCTAATGGGAGAAATTCCCCATGGCACATACGGCGCCTACACCAACCACAAATGTCGTTGTGATTTATGTCGAGAAGCAGGCCGGAACTACATGAGCGTCTACCGGAAAAAACCCGACAACAAATCTCACCTACACAACCTTGCTTATGGCCTCCGTAAGCAATACGCCTGGCAATGGATAAAAGAAAATCGCCCTGACGTAGCAGATGAAATCCGAAAAAAAGTCAACAAAGAGGAACAATGAACCACAACCCCGACATCACCATCTCTCACACCGACATCGAACTCATCCGCAACGCCGGCAACCAACTCGAGGCGCAGCTGATGAAACTGCACCGCCACCACCACGGCCCCGACTGCGAAACCTGCCAAGCACTCATCGCCTGGTGGACGATCAACAACCGATGAAACACCGAACCTACGAACAGGAGACGACATGACACCCGACGACATACTCCAAGCACTCAAAAACCAAAGGTTCTGGCCCAACCCCGACACCTTGGATGAAGACCTCTGCCATGCCATCGCCCTCATCCAGCTTCTCTGTGAAACCAATGCCAAGTACCTGTCCGGAATGATGGAACTGATGGCCGCCATCGAAGACACCACTGGAATGGAACTCGGCACACAATGACATCCCCGCTCCCGACAGCACTTGACTACGCCGCCAAAGGCTGGCGAATCGTTCCAATCAGACCAGGGGAAAAGCGGCCGGCATTGAACGGCTGGCAAAACATCGCCACAGCAGATCCGGAACTCATCACAGAATGGTTCACCGGCCCCTATCAAGACCACGGAATCGGCATCGCCACCGGCCCTGAAACCGGATTCTTTGTTCTCGACGTCGACATCACCGACACCAAAGCCGGCGACGAAACCCTCGCCGACCTAGAAGAACAATACGGACGACTTCCCGAAACTCTCATGTCCATCACCGGCTCCGGCGGCTGGCACCTTCTCTTCACCTATCCGACCGGCCAGGAGATCCGAAACGACGCTGGCCGGCGACTCGGACCAGGCTTAGACATCCGTGGCATAGGCGGACAGATCGTCGCACCACCAACCATCCACCCCAATGGCAACGCCTACCAATGGGACCACGGATGCGACACCATCGCAGACGCCCCCCAATGGCTCCTGCAACTCCTCACCACACCCGAACCGACACAACCACCACCCAGCCACTCGAAGCCCTCAGACACCGACTCAATCGCTGCCAGATACAACCAACAAACCACCTGGCCCCAACTCCTCCAACAAGACAACTGGACCCTCGCCGCCACACTCCCAACCGGCGAAACCCAATGGACCCGACCAGGTAAAGACATCCGAGAAGGAATCTCCGCCACAGTCGGCCATGAAGGCAGAGACATCCTCACCACCTTCACATCCTCCATCCCCTGGCTCCCCGAAGACTCCTACTCACGCTTCGGGTACTACGCCTGCCGACACCACAACGGCAACCGCTCAGCAGCTGCAACACATCTCCTCACACAAGAAACCCAAACGCTCGACAACTACTTCACCAACCAACTCATCACCCCAGAACCCACCACGGAAACCACGACAGAAACCCGCATCGAACTCGCCCACCTCGTCGACTGGACAAAACTTTGGACAGACGACCGACCAGACGAAGAATGGCTCGCCGAACCCATCATCCCCAAAGGACGAGCCATCGCCCTCTACGCCCCAGCCAAAGCAGGCAAATCCACCATCACCCTCGCCATCGTCGCAGCAGTCGCCACCGGATCTCGCATCCTCGGACAAACCCGAGCCACCCCCACAAACGTCCTTTATCTGGACTACGAGATGACAGAAGACGATCTCATCGAACGTCTCACAGAACTCGGCTACGGACCCCAAGACAACCTCGAGAAACTCCACTACGCCCTCCTCCCCTCACTGCCACCCCTCGACACCATCGAAGGAGCCACCGCCCTCCTCCACCTCGTCGACCAAACCCAAGCCGAACTCGTAGTCGTCGACACCTTCGGCCGTGCAGTCGAAGGCGACGAAG